CTCTTAAGTTTGTGGCGGAGTTTTAGTCATTACCCTTGACTTTCTTACGTTGTTTTCCTTCGCCACAGACTCCAAACAATATGAATAAAAATAAATTACAGAAACAAATTGGTGGCTCACACTATAAAGATAATTTTAAAATCCAACCCATTGAATACATACAAGCTAATCGTATGTTGTTTGAAGAAGGGTGTGTTATTAAATATGTGTCGAGACACTCGTTTAAAAATGGTAAAGAGGATATATTAAAAGCCATACAAAACCTAGAATTTATATTAGAAAGAGATTACAATGATTGACAAATCCACCAAAAAGGTTATAAGAACAAAGTACGGAGATGCAAACTTTAAATATGTAGAAAGTTTTGATTCCGTTAAGAAAGCTGCCGACCCCTCAAGTGAGGGAGAGTTAGTAGAAGTAGTGGTTCAAGAAATTAAATGGGATCACACAATAGTGAAGGAGAAAACTGATGGACAACAACCAAGATCTAACAAAGATCAAGGAAAGTCTGCAGAGAACGAGAGACCTACAGAGAAAGAAAAGTGAGCTGTATGTCAAGTACGTTCAAAAGGCTAACAAATTAAAAGCTGAAAGTTATAGCTTACATTTGAAAGTCACAGACTATGAAGACCAGTTAATGAGAGCTTAGTCTTTTATTAACAAAGTTAAAACAACAACAAAAGTTGGCAACAACTGAAAGGGTACTATGCACTTAGAAATAATCAATAAGAAAAAGAAACAAATTAAACTTGGTATGAAAGCTATCATGTTTAGAGAACTATCACCAAGAGAACTACAGATATATAGAACAGGATTTAAGAATGGCTATAGGTTAGCTGAAACGCATTTAGTTTTTAAAAGCCAGGCACTTGCAGACAAACTACAAATGAAAGAAGATCGAGATAGAATTAGAAAGCAAGTCGAGTACAAGCACCCTGTAGGTTATGAAACTTTTAATAAGATATTATATACTGTCGGCAAACATTATAATATTAGCACCAAAGAAATCATGAGCAGAAGAAGATTAGCTTACATGATTAAACCACGATCAGTTATTATTAATTATATTTTAGAACACTTCCAAATCTCAACACCTAAGTTGGGAATGTTTTTTAATTACGATCACTCAACCATCATTCATTATAGAAGAGCAAAGGTAAGACAAACAGGGATATGGAAACCTTTGGAATATATTTGGAAAGATTACGAGATTATTAAGAAAGAATTAGCTAAATCCTCTTAACATACTACCATATGATTTTTTAGAAATAGTTGATTTACTTTTTGATCTTGATGTACCAGCTTTTTTTCTTTTATTAATTTGGTAGTACAAACCTTTCTTAGCCATCTTACCTGACTTGGTTTTGTGATAACCTTTTTTCATTGTTTACTCCTATGTTACAATATTGATCAAAACAACTTCCGTCTTTTCCGTCATGACAAAAGTATTTCTTCTCTGCATTTATAATCCACCCACCTTCATTGCTCAAGAGTTCTCTTTCACACATAGTACATTTTCCACATACTAAGATTAGATTATTACGAGACCAGGTTTTTTTCTTTACCATTTTTTGCAGGACCAATAACGAGCTGTGAGTTTACTTGTAGCTGTATTGCATTTGTGTCTAGCTCTAAATGATTTACGTCTAGCGGGTTGATCTTTTTTGATTGTCATATTTGCATCGCCATATCTAATCAACTTAACTTGATTACCTGACTTAGCCAGAACTGCAAACTTTTTACTTTTAGTTCTAGCATTTTTAGGTTTGTTATAACCTGCAAATTTTTCACCTCTATATGTTATAGCCATAATTATTTATAATATTTTTTATTATATAAAACAACTTTCCATTTATCTTTCTTTTTAAAGTTTCCACGTTTAGCATAATCTGTGGCTTCTTTTTCTGTGTCCCATATCTCATTGGTGAACAACTCCCACTTATCATTACGCATCCATAAGATACAATACACTATTCAGATATTCCCATAAGCCATAGCATCAGAAAGACATAGCAAATGATTTCCATTATTCTAATATAAGTGATTTGATAGATTTAGATCCATCAATATTTGTTTCAAGTGTTGCTTTAGATTTAATACATTTGTAATCTATGTTAGCTTTGACTTGTCTTATGGCTTCACGTTTATGTTTAAGACATACAGACATAGACTCTTGTATTCTATGTTCCTTAATGTCTGGTCCTATAAACATAAGAAGTGCTACAATCTCTGCTATCATTAGTGTCCGTTTCCATTTTTTCTAACTTTGTCTTTTAAAGTTTCTACATCAGATAAAGTTTTTTCTAATTGTTTTCTTAAAAATTCTATATTAACTTTGTTAGTCATATTCTGTTCTTGATTTTTAATTAACTTTTCTACATCTTCAAACAAACTTTCAATCAACATAAATTGTTCTTGGTCTGTAGGTTTCTGTTCAGATTTTTTAAGTAGATCAGCTTGAAATAATTCACGTGAAGTTTCTAGTGATGTAAGTCTAGCAGTCACTTCGGTGTATGCAAAGACACCCATAGCTACAGCGATAATAATACCCACCATATTTTTAATTGGCATAGCTACTGATGTATTCTCGCTAACTTTCATCTTGGTTCTTCTCCCCCACAAATATAACCTATAACTTTTTTATCTTGGTACTTGTAATAGTAATGATTCGATAGAAGGGTTTTCTTCTTCTTCTCATGTACTGCTACGTTAGTATTAAACCAAGAGCTACAGCTTGTAAATATCTCAAATGTATCTAGCTTGATGTCACCACTAAAAGTTAAGTACATCAAGGTAATCATTATGGGTTTCATAAATTATTTAGTTTTTTGCAGTAAGGTTTTTAATACTTTATTGCCTACTGTGTGTATAGGATCTAAATTAATATCTTTAGAACATCCTGTAAACAATATGATGATTAATAAACTAACGACCTTGAGCATTATATTTTTTCCAAGTACGTCTTTTATGTTTGTTCATAGATGACGTTTTAGGTCGTCTACCCAAGCTAGTACTTTTTGCTATTCTTTCGTGTGGTTGTTTTTCTAGATTTAATTTTCTTTTTGCCATACTTGCCTGTTTGTTGAGATAATAAACTTACCTTTTTACTGTACTGTTGTGTGAAAGCATTTTTAATTGTCATTTGCCACTAAAGTTTTTAATCTCACTAGCTTTGATACCATAGATCGCAGCAACAACTGACACCCAAAGTCCAACCAACCACCAAGGCATGGATTGTAGTTTTGCAAAGAATAGATCCATCTTTCTTTCTATCTCTGGATCATCTGTAAATACAGAGTAAGCTAACATGAAGATGGGAGTTGATAATACAATCAGAACGAACTCATCTTTCCAGTCTCCCTTCTGATGCTCGAATACTTTACCTGAAAATTCTATCTCCCCCCGTCTCATCTTCTCTGCGTGAAGTAGTTTAGCTCCTGATAGAGCTTCTTTTGTTTTTTGTTTATCTTGATAGAGTTTGGCAGCTGTCTTGACTCCCATGCCTAATAAATTTAACCACATTATTCTACTACCTTACCATCTTTCCACTTCATATCTGGCAATCCATTCTCATAGGTCTTACCATCATAAGTTAATATTTGTTTTCTGTTATTACCTTTTTCACTATAACTACAATGAATCCAACCTGCAGCTGGATCATCTTTCTTATAGTATTCAAGGATGAGTTGGTCAAAGTCGCAGTTATTAGAAATCCAATAAGCTACTTTTACATTGGGTACTCCAGGTATTTCAAAGTCTGCCGCTTGTCCCTTTGCGTGTTGGCTTGTTTTTTTACTACCAATGGCTTCGCAAAGTTCTTCACTTCTATAACCTGAGCTTATTCTAACTGGCTTGTCAAATTTGTTTCTTATAGGTTCTAAAACACAGTAGCATAAATCTTCTAAATTTTTTATATCACCTGCTCCTGGGGTATTATCAATGCCTTTACGTTGAGCCGTCATAGACTTGGTAAACTCTTCTAAGGTAAAATGCTTCGATAGTTTCATTTGTTGTAATATATTTTGACCTTTAATTTTTTTTGTTCAGATGTCAAGGGTCTATTTATTAGTGTTCCTGCTCTTCTTTTGTACATATCTTTAGGGGTATATTCTGATTTTCTATAATTTGCACTCTTCACATCATAGGCTTGATACTCACCTGTGGTTATATCTAGGACTACCATGTCGATTGGTCCTTTACCCATAGCAGGTACGAATACAATCTTGTTGGGGTCTTTAGCAAATTGTGCTTGAGCAATGAGTTCATTATATAATCCAACAGAAGCTGTCTGTCTGCGTCTAGCCATTTAATTTAAAGAAACCTATGACAGCTCCTAAAAGTCCACCTAGTATAATAACAAAACTGATAACACCTTTACCTTTATTCATATCAGAGTGTAGGTTCTTAATATCTAAACGCATTTCATCTATAGCTTTAAATAAAGTTTTCATACGTTCCGCACACACCTTCTCGTGATAGGAAATACGAATACTATTATTTTTTTCTGCGTATTCTTTAATTTTTTTTACACTTGCAGATGATTTTTTTAATTTTGTTTTTGACATAGCTTTTTACTTTTTCCCAAAAGTTTGTTATTTCTTCTAAAAAGATTCCTATCATTTTATCCATATATACTCCTATGATTCCTCTGTTTGTACGCATTGAAAATTAACAACCATTTTATTTTCATTAACTATACTACTATCTATACTATTTATTATTTTAATAGAACGTAGATAACCTGCACTAGCACATTCTGACCAAGAATTAAATACAAAACTATCGTTCATGGAGGGTAAACAATCCATGTGTACAGCAGAACATACCTTTAATATTAACATAAACTTCATGTTAATTTATTAACAGATATTAATTATTATTTATATAAATTATTCAGGTTTTGTTGGATAGACAACAGCATTAATATCAGCAACTGTACTTAAACCATTCGTAAGATCACGAAGGTTTTGCCTGTACGTTGTCATATCAGCACTCATTGTAACATCTGACAAAGCATTAAAATCAGTAGCTGCTAACAAAGCATTTCTTCTTTGTCTCAGGTCTGCCATTGCTCTATCAAAAGCACCAGATTCCCAAGCTGCTTCTTCTGCGTCTCTAGCTGCTTCTTCTTCTGCTGTAAATTGGATTCTTTCTCCATTTACCATTTTGTATCTTGCCATATTTTTCTCCTATTTGTTGTTGTTGTATACTAATTAAACCACTCCGTAAAGTGAGATTGTTCCAGCATCTATATTGCCTGACGACATCTTGAAATCTACTGCATTAATTGCTGACGTAGTATTTCCGTATCCAGCTACATATTGGTCAAATGTAAAATCTGCACTATAAGAAGCGTGCATTCTACTAATAAAATGTTTCACAAACGTGTCGCTAGATGGTTCAAATAAATGTAAATAACCTGATGTTGATTGGTCATTATCATTACCAATTAAAATAGATAAATTCTGATAGCTTGTACTTTGTGCTAAATCTTCAGTAGCTTCATAAACTAAATTTGCTTCTGCATTACTTTCTGCGTGATATGCTCTAAAATATGTAGTAGTTTTAGTAATATTGTAATTACTACCACCATCAGAGGACATATTAAATAATAAATTTACATTATTAGTAGCTGGGTGAATGTTATTAAAATAAAATATGTATTCTTTGTAGGTGCTATTAATACCTGATGTGAAGCTAACATTAGCAGATGAACTGGCAGTTTGTTTAGATATAAAAACTAAATTACCTAACTGTGTTGTTGAACCAACTGCTGTTGCATCTTTTACTGCTCTGTTATTTAATTTAACTATTGCCATCTTAACTTTCTCTTAATCCATACATTTTGATAACTCCGCTATCTATGTTGCCACTAGAAAATTTAAAATCTATTGCATCTACAGCGCTAGTAGTGTTTCCATAGCCAGCTACATGACCATTGTCAGTATAATCAGCTTCATTATACGTAGCAAATGAACTTATAAAATGTTTTACAAATGTTGTTGATGACGGATCAAATAAATGAATATAACCGCTAACACACTCATCATTACCATTACCAACAGGACCTGAAATAATTTGATAAGAAGTGCTTTGTGCTAAATCTGCACTTGTTTTATATTGTAAAACTCCACCAGCACCACCTTCACCATGATATGCGTTAAAAAAAGTTGTTGTTTTCGTAACATTATAATTAGAGCCACTGTCTGTACTTAAATTAAATTGAAATGGAACATTATCAGTAGCTGGGTGAATATTTATAAATTTAAAAATATAAGTTTTATATGTGCTATCAATATTAGAAGTAAAATCTGATGAAGCTACTCCTGATGTAATAGTGTTTGTGGCAAGTAAAACCATATCACCACTTGGTAAGCTATCTAAAGCAGTAACAGCAGATATAGAATTGTCATTGTATTTAACTAACGCCATATAATTTTATAACTCCACTATCTATGTTGCCTGATGACATTTTAAAATCTACTGCGTTTATTGCACTTGTAGTATTGCAATACCCAGCACAATGAACATCAGTTTGTAAATCATCACCTCTAACTGTGCCAAATCTTGACATAAAATGTTTAACAAAAGTTGTAGAACTTGGTTCGAATAAATGTAAAATTCCACTTCCTGATTTATCGCTACCATCAGCACCAATAGCTAAACCTAATCTTTGATAAGATGTAGATTGTGCCAAGTCTTGTCCTGTATCATAGCCAAATTCAGTTGAAGCATCATTTTCATAGTGTTGTGCGTAAAACCAAGTAGATGTTTTAGTTACGTTGTAATTGCTACCACCATCTAAACTAAAATTAACATCAAATGTTGGCGCTCCTGTCGCTGGGTGAATATTATAAAACTTAAAGATATACTCTTTATACGTACTGTCTATTCCACTTGTAAAAGATAATGAGGAACTACCACTAGCTGTCTGTGTAGATATTAAATTTAATCCACCACCACTAATACCTGATGGTATTGCTGTTATTGCTGATAAGGAATTATTATTACAAAAGTTTAAAGCCATTATGATACTCCATACATTATTATAGTTCCGCTATCAATGT